TGGAATGGTTCGAGAATAAAACAACACAACTAATAGCTCTAGTAGGTATAGTTGGTACATTAGCAGGCTTTGGTTATACAGGCGCTACGTACGTAAATAGATTAGAAAACCTTGAAGCCCAAATAGGCGGGATAGGAGATACCGAAACTGCACAACAAGCTATAGAAGAAAGATTTGCAGCTATTGAAACCTCTGTTGAATATATTAATAAATCAATAGACAGTATTGTTATACCTGATACTAGTGGTTTAAAAGGCAGCATAGTTGGTTTAACTAATGATGTTGAACGTATGCAAATAGATATAAAAGATTTAGAAGACGAATTAAAAGAAAGCGGGGATAATCCTTTAAGTGGATAACTGTTATTTAGGTTTGTTCTGGGATTACAACACTCAAACGTTTATGTGTTGGGAGGAGTTTAAAAATGCCTAGTAGTAAAGGTTATAAAAGAAATTATAAAAAAGAATACGCTAATTACCAAGGCACTGATGCACAAAAGAAAAGAAGAGCCGCTAGAAATACAGCTCGTAGAACAGCTGAAAGGTCTGGTAACGTAAGTAAAGGAGATGGAAAAGATATTCATCATAGAAACAATAACCCTCTTGATAATTCTAGTGGGAATACTGTTGTACGTACTGCATCGTCCAACAGATCTTTTAAACGTACAAAAACAGCCGGGAAAGCTTAAACGTGCGCTGAAGGAGAAGGCCTCCAACCAATAGGTACACATTGTTTAATTGTAAAACCATCACCAGCATTTCTAATATTAATTAATTTCTTTTCAAGGATTGTGTACTCACCCCATTGTTTTATTTCACTTTCTAGTCTTCCACAACCTTTACAACGGTCATCTCCAAACTGTCTAGTAGTACACCAACCCACACAAGGATTGTCTGATAGGCTTTCACATTCACCTGTTAACGTTGCTAAAATACTCATAAAAACTCCTATAGCCTTGATAATATTGCACTTTTTATATTAAGTGTCTAGTTTTTTAAGTTCTTCTTTTAATCTATTTTCGTACCATTCGGCTTTATCCAAATCTTGTACGCCGTTTTTATAACGAAATCTCCATCTGTATTTTAAAGAGTTCCCGCGTAAATACCCAATAAACTCTTCAGAGCTGAGCATGGCCCGTATAGCGTCAATACATTCTATGTCTCCTTGATTGTAATGTTTAGGGTTGTTTACTAAGTCTTCTTTCATAATAATTTTTTTTGTTTGTGCAGGCACACGTTGTTAACACCATTAATAAAAGATTCTTTAGACATTGATTTTTTTAATAAATCTTTGTGAGATATCCATGCTTCACGGTCGTCTTCAGTTACGTACACTCCTGCTGGGGATCCCAGGGCAATGTACGCAAGATGATTATGCGATTTAGCTCTAGCTAACCATAGTCTTTGTAGTTCACTTAAGTTTATCTTAACTTTAGTTTCTTGTTTAGTAGGTAACTTAGGCTGGTATTTATATTCTACATACATATAACCAGTAGGCCCTGAATAGTAAGCGTCAGGCACACCGCCTTGAAATTTATCTGATATTTTCCATACAAACACTTTAGTGTTTATTTTTGAGTGTATAGATTTAATAAATGAGTGTTCGTTCATAATAAAGAATGGGAGGGCGGTTGGGTAATGAACCCAACTCTTATACTCGACTCATGAAGCCCCCCACCCATGAGAAACTACGAAGCCACTGTAGTACGAGTTTTATCGTACAACTCCTTGGCTACATTGTAGTCACCTTCTTGAGACCAACCAACTTCTACAACATCCAAATTGTAGAATTGTTGACCAGCTCTGTTAGCTTTCTTAACAGACTCAAGTTTCCATAAAACAGAGAATCTATCTCCGCCTTTAGTTTGAATTTGCGAATTCCAAGAACGTGAAACACGTAGCTTAGAAGAAGAGAAATCCATTATAAAAGGCATGCCTAATTCTCCAGTTTTAGGGTTCTTTTCGACTAACATGTGCGAATGCGTTTGTATTACATCATGTTGATCTGGGTCCATACTTTGTGCAGACATAAAATCCATAGCTGATTGCAAGGTTTTATAAGTACCTATTAATCCACCACCAAACTCACGTTTTTTCCACACTACAAAGTCTTCAGTAAACCTAACATTAAGAACATACATTTCTGTGCCGTATATTTCTTTTGTTATATTGTTTACAAAATGCCCTGGTTTAGCTCCATCTATGTATTCGCTGTGATTCTCGTCAACTTCGTTATTAAGTTGTTGTAACAATTTTACACGAGGAGTTTGCAGATGTTCTGATGACACCTCTTCGTTACCGAGACCAGCAGCAGCTTTTACATGCGCAGGAACTTTATCAGAGACTAAGGATATTTCTTGTTTTTCCATTATTATTTTTTCCATTTTTCATAGTTATTATTAAGTACGTGTTCGATAATTAATACGAATCACGTCCGTTGCTTTTACGCCTGGAACGTTAATTCCAAGAGTTAAAAGTTCTCTAAATGCTTGTGCGCTAAGACGTCTGTGTAAAAGCTCAAATTGCTCAGTAGCAAGTATGTGCTTGTATATTTGGTCCCAATCTTCTGCGCTAGGCATTATTTCTGTTTTAACAGAGACTGTTGCTCGATCATTTGCTGTTCGGTCAATACCTTGATCTTCCATAACAGATACTAATTTAGATTCTAAATCTTCTTTAGTTCGAGTTAATTCTTTTTTCTGTGTGTCTAGAGTATTTATAGCTTCTCTAGTGTCAGCTAGTTTGTTTATTAGTTCGTTTATATTTTCTTTCATAATTAATGTTTAGTTATTTCTTTGGTGTTATACAAAATGTTGATAGATTCAGCGAGGCTCAAAGCCTCTTCTCCTGCATTATCTATAATAGATGTAAACTCAGAGTCGGAAGCAGGATCTTGATCAGCTAAGTTATTAGCCATACAAAATATTAAAGCTGCTGCTAAAACTTCATTTGAATACTGACTAAGACACAAAACTTGAGTCTGTATGTCCTGGCCTAGGTATGTTTGTTTTTTCTTGCTCATTGTATAGATTACATAATACTGTTAATAAATTTTCCATTCTATCTAATTTGGTATCTAATTTTTTATATACTGTTTCTTCCCAAGTATCTCTTGCTGAGATAAGTATAGTCTCGGTTTTTTTAGTTTGTCCTGCTCTATATACTCTCCTGTTAAATTGTTGAAAATGTTCTGCATTATATGTAGGGCTACACCATATACATGTTGTTGCTTTAGTAAGTGTTAACCCGTGACCTGCAGATTGTGGGTGGGCAAATAATACTTTTATTTGACCTGCTTGAAACCTTTGTACAATATCTTGTCTTTTAGTAGGTGGTACGTCTCCATCTATTACTTCGTAAGTAAACCCTCTTTTTTCTGCTAATTCAATTAGATGATCACGTTCGTGTTTCCAATTAAACGCTACTAATGAATGTTGGCGTACATCTAGTAGATCCATTACTAAGTCGTAACGTTCTTGATGAACAAATTTATATTGTCCTTCTTCTGTATATACAGCTCCACTAACAAGTTGTAATAGTTTTTTAACTCTAGCGCTAGCGTTTATAGCGGTAATAGTACCTTGTGCTGTAAACAATACTGATTCATTAGCTAACGTGTCGTAATCTTCTTTTGTTTGTTTACTTAAATTTGTATAGATAGTTCTAGTTATATTTTCTGGTAGATCAATACAATCTTCTAAGTTATGTCTAATAGTTATATCTCTTAGTCTGTCTGCTACAGCTTCTTCAGAACCAGGTTTGTCTATCCATACATTAGCAAACCCATTAAATTTAGGAGTACAAACTTGATTTCTAAAAGAAAAAAACCTAGCTCCTAAACGTTCTCCATTATCTATAAGTAAAGCAGGATGCCATATATCTAATATTGTATTGCTATTTGGTGTACCTGACATTGCAATTCTATAATCAAATTGTTGAATTAATTTGTTTAAAGCTTTACTACGTTTTGAAGTTCTGTTTTTAAAAGCTGTAAATTCATCTATACAAATAGTATCAAAGTCTTCTAATAGTTTAGGATTTTTAATTAAAAAATTAACAGCTTCAAAGTTAGTTACTATTATGTCGTAGTCTTTATTCTCAAATACTTTCTGTCTGTTTTTAGCATAAGCTATACCAGGTTTTAACGTTGGTTGAAATTTTAGTAAGTCATCTACCCAAGCAGCTTCTAATATAGATAAAGGAGCTAGGACTAACATTTTGCTACCGCGTTTAGCAAATGCGTCTAAAACAGCTCTAGTCTTACCAGTACCTGGATCTGAAGTTATTAAACATTTAGGGTTAGAAAGGATAAAATTTGTAGTAGCGCTTTGGTGCGCATACGGATTAGGTATATTCATATTTGTATTTATTATTTAGTATTTGTATTTGGTATTTATAAGTACTTTAACATAAAAGTACTTATAGTTCTACTTAACTCCCCACTCACACAAAGGATGTTCACCATTTTTATAGGAGCACCATTTACAACTGTAAGAAGAAGGGTTAGGTGGAAATTTAGTAGCAGAAGTCATATTTAAAGCTCTGTTATTTATGTTAGGCATAAACATCATAGCTTCTTCTCTTGTATAAGCTTGAAGGCTAGTTTCTTTTTGGTCTAAATACCACAATTCAGTTTGTACATGCTCAAGCTCTGGGTATTTAAAAAAACTTCCTATGGCATAAGTTAAAGCTTGTTGACCATGAGCTATTTCATTCCCGAATTTTTTACCTGTTTTATAGTCTATAACTCTTGCTGATGTAGGAGATTCGTGGACAATAGCATCTAATTTAATTCTAGCCCATACTTCTTTAGCCATCCAATCACAAGCTTTCCAGTCAATTGTAAATCCCCATTCACCTTCTAACTCTACTTTTCCTTCTACGTAAAGGCTCTTAAGTACTTCAAATTGGTTTTGAAATTTTTTCAAAGTATCAGGCATTTGTTCTATTTTATTTTGTACAAAGTCTTCAGCCTGAAGGTGTATCTGTGAACCACGGTCAGCTGCTGGTCCATAATCTTCTTGTATCTTTTTAACTTTTGCTATGTATATCCTATAAGGACATGTTTCATAAGTTTTTAAAGATGAATAAGACCAAGCAGGTATTAATCCTAGTTCTTTATTTTTTGAACTATTGTTTTCTATGCTTGATAGATCGGGTCTAACATCTTGTGTAAGCTCCATAAAAATTCCTAGTTTATTAATGCTGTTTTATCTTTTTGATCAAAATGTGTATCTATTAAAACATTTTTTTGGTCGTCTGGTAAGTACCAAACTAAAACTACACCTCTAGGTGCTGAAGATGATTTATCTGCTCCAACTCTTTTTCTGCCTGCTTTTACATTGTATCTAGACATAGCTTTAGAAAAATCTCTTGCTGACATTCTATTTTTGCTGTCTGTTAATACGTCATACACTAATTTAAAATGTTGCATAGGTATGACTATTTCTTCTCCTGTTTTAGCTACCCAATCTTTTACGTAGCGTTGCGCTATAGATATGCTTCCTGCATCAAATGTATTTGCTAATGGTATGTCTAATACTTCGGTAAAGTACTGTAAGCTTTGAGTTTTTATAGCGTTTGCAAATTCTTCTAAAACTGACATGCTTACTTCTCTCATTTCTTTTTTAGCGTTATTCTCTAAAACAGTGTGGGCCATACGAGCATCAACTACAAACGAATGTAAAATTCCAGAAAAGTTGTACAACTCTGTGGATAACTTATCTATGTTTGTAAGCATTTCGGGGTACTTTTCTTCTAGTTTTTGTTCTTGTCTAGGAGTAACGTTATAACGTCTGTCACCTTCTTCTATACGTACAGCATCTGCTCTGTTAGTTAGAAATATAAAATTACAAAAACTTGGCAGCTCAATTTGATTTGTACGCATAGCTCGTATAGTAAGTGTAGGTTCTGTTATTTGATGTTTTAACTTGTCAGCCATTTTTCCTATGTTGCCTGAGTCTCCCATTCTAAATTCGTCTACAACTAAGAAAAGAGCTGTACGCATGTACAAATTAAACTGTTCTTCTATATTTTCTAAAGACCTCATAGGTACTTGTTGTTCCCCGAATAACGGCTTTAAAACTTTTTGTATAAGTACACCTTTACCAGTACCAGGTACTCCTGTAAATATCCAAGCAGTCATACTTTTTTGTTTTTCTTGGTATATATAAGCTAACCAATTAACAAAATGTTCAAACTCTGTAACTCCGTCGCCTAATACATGTTTCATTAATTTAGATATATTAGGACAAGAAATAGAAAGTTGTTCAAAAGCTTCTCCATAATTAGTTTCATTTATATCAGAAGGATTTAACATATAAGAAGTTCTTCTATACATGTTAACAAAGAAAGGGGCCTTAGATAAATTGATACCTTCTTCAGACGAAGGATCAAATACAACTCTTGCGTCAGGAACAAAATCTGGCATAGGGCCGTTGTGCGTACGCATAAAACCTTCAAGACTAGTTTTATTTGTAGGAGTTAAAGGAAACTCATCTGTAAATTGTTTTTTACCTTTATCAAACAAACCGTTGTAATACGTATCAGTAAAGAAATCTCTTAGTATTACAGGTTTTGCAGGAGCAGTATCTTCTTTGATTATATTATCAAATATATACCTATAGAATTCAGGGTCGGCCTTTTCTATTTCCCATATAGGTTCTCCTTTAAAGTTGTACATATAATAAGGATTAGTAATTAAGAAATAATAAGCACCGCTATCTCCTCCATTAACATTACAATTTACATACGGTTCAGAGATCCGTGAGACTTGTATGTTCATTTTGTCAGGGTTTTGTAATAGTTCTACAAATTCGTCGTTAATAGTTAAGTTTGTAGTTTTAGTAGGTTTTTTACGTAAACCTATTTTTGCTCTAAGACTGTCTTTAATTTTGTTTTCTATTGTATGTATTTTTTCTCTATTTACATCTGATATTAAAGAACTTATATCAACAGTAGGTTGTTTTCTAGTTATACGTACAACGCGATTACCATCTATAGGGTCTTGTACGTTATTAAATTTAGGTTTAGATATGTAAATTAATTTTGAATTATCAGCGACTGAAGTATCTAATGGGTAACAGAGTGAATGCCCGTTAGAAGATAAAGTTAATTGATCAGCTAATAAATCAATTTCGTAATTTAATGTTTTTAACCAATTTTTAAGTGCTCTAGGATAAACACCATTTTTTAATACAAAAAATATATGTAAAGATATTTTATTACCTTTAAGACCTAAGCTAGCACTAGCTTGTGTTATGTAAGACACATCTTCAAATTCAGCTGGTAGTAAAGCAACAAACTGTTCTGATATATTATGAATATCATGAGACGTGATTGCTCCTCGTATATTTACTCCTGGTAATTCAATGCCGTCTAAATCAAATACAAGCAAGTCAGTCATAGCATTTCTGTCTGCTACTCCTGCCCTAGATTGACTCTTTAATTTTTTATTTAATCTACCTTTGTGTAAACAATGACCTTTAGAACTGTGTTCTGTAATAAGTCGTTCAAGTTCTTCTATTCCTTCAGGTGTTTTTTCAAGTTCGTAATGATATGAAGTAAAGCTTTTGGCTAAAGGGTAAGGGGTTGTTTTGTCTTTTGATATTTCTTTTACAAGCGCTTCTTTAGCGCTAAGAAAAATTAATTCCATGTCTATCTCCTCCAAGAGTAAGTGTTAATCTTTGACGTTGTATATCTCTTGTCTATCTATTTTTATATTATTTTCGGCTTCAAATGCTAACTTAACTTGCTTGGAACCTAATGATGTAACTACGATTTTAACTAAAACGCCTTCCTCGTTGTATATTACTACAGACTCTTTTTTTCTTCGAGTTAAAATTAAATTATTCATTTATCGTATTTTGTGCTGAATCCTCCTTCAGCATCAAGAGGTATAGTATGACACCAATGAGGTGCTGTTGTCATTACACCTAGCATATAATCTAGTTCTGCTTGCGGATCATCTACTTGTTTACAAGTTATTATCTCGTCATGGACTTGAAGAACTACATTATCTAGTTTTAACATAGCATCAGTAATAACTATACGAGCAAGAGCTTGGATTATATTTTCTGTAAGTTTAGGTCCATACAAACGTTCAGTTCTTTTATAAGAGTTGTATATAAAACCACCTTCAGCTGGTGCATAAGTAAGATTAGGGTATTGTAAATACATATCATTTGGCAACTTTAAACAGTTATGTCCTATGGTCAACGGTCCGTAACCAGAACCTTTTTGGTACTGATCTCCCATAGAAAATAATAATTGTTTACACATTGCCCACAGCCTCGTTATGTTTGGGTAAGAACCTCTGTATATTTCTACAATACTCTTAGCTGTTGCATCTGTTACATCTACAGAAGGAGAGCCAGTCTTTAATGTATACTTAAATCTTTCCCAGCCCATACCATAACCAAGGCCTAGTATTGCAGTTTTACCTACATAACGTTCTAATTTGTCAGACTTAGTAATTGGTCGACCATATATTTCAGATGCAAACTCGCAATATACGTCTCTGCCGCCAGCAAAAGCATCTATTAAGTCAGCTTCTTTAGCTAACCAAGCTAACATTCTTACTTCTATATTTGATAAATCACCAATAAAAAGTAATTTTCCTGGAGGAGATTGTAAAGCAGTACGTAAAGCAGAGCCCCGCGGTAAGTTTTGTAAATTAATCTTTTCTGTACCGCCAAACCTACCAGTATGTGCTGCGTAATAACGTAAAGGTACGCCGAAACTTCCGTCTTTATTAGTTGAATTTATAAAGCGCTCAGCCCTTGTTTCTTCTATTCTACTTTTTACAGCTTCTCTAGCTTGCCATACATGATCTAACTCTGGATGACGCCTACACATTTGTACGTAAGCTAAATCTGTTTTACTAAATGCTGGTATCATTTTACCAGTATTAGGAGATTTTTTAGTTGGTACTGTTATACCAAGGCTTTCAAGATACTCTGTAAATTTATTATTACTAGCAAGAACATCTCTTGTAGTGCCTGAACTTTCTATTTTATCTAAAGAATCTTGTTTATGTTTGTCTCTATGAGCCTCTAACATTGGGATATCTAAAGTCAATTTAGGTTCTACAAACATACGAGTAGTAAGATCAATAATGTCTAATTCTTTTTGTGGAAATCGTTGTATTAAACTGTCAAATATTTCTTTTGTAAGTATTACGTCTTGTCTACAATAACCAGCTATGTCGTCTTCTAGACTAGGGGGTAGATCACGAATTCCTTTTGCAGTTACTAGTTCATCTCCTTTACGTAAAGTAGGATCGTTTGGAAATAAACGTTCAGCTACATCTTTTAGTCGAGCACTTTGTCCAGGGTACAAACCTCTACTCATTGCAGCTGTATCGTAATAATAAGCAGGTGTAACGTTGTAATATTGAGTTAATATATAAGCATCAAAAGGAGTGTTATGACATATAACTGCTGTGTCAGACCAGTCTATTTCTTTAAAGTAATCTTCTACGTCATCTCTAGAAAACCATTCAGTTAGACCGTCGTCTAATTTACATCCTACACCCCAAACAGTAAATTCATCTGAATTAACATATTCCATTGTAGTTAGTTTTGTTAAGGAAAAATTAACGTCAAAAAACGTTTCGAAATCTAATGTAAGTATTTTCATTTATTACCCTCCTAGGTAATGTTTGTACAAACTAGCTAGAGCTGCTAAAAATTTGTACTCAGTTGTACATTGGGGATATCTGCTAAGTATTTGATTTTGTTAAACATTTTTAAACATCATGTCTATTAACGTTCTTCTTCTGTGTGGACTTGGTAAATCATCTATAAGAAGATCAGTACCACTTTTATAAAATTGCTTTCTTCCGTCATTATATTCTACTGTTCTTATACCATTATTGGAATGTAAATATTTAATTTGTTTACGCCATTCTTCTAAAGCAAGAAGACCTTTTTGTTTTTCTACTTCATCAGTAAATTGGGTCATCTTCTACCTCCCTATTATTTAGATATCTCGATAGTTCTATATAATTTGTATGTTTATCTTCACTTAATATTTCGCACATTTCTTGTATAAGTTCATCTCTGCAAACAGATTTATCCATAAGTAATTTATATTCAGGGTTTAAATTAATTATCTTTCTAGGTAAATCGTCAGTAAGACTTTTTATTAACAGTTTAGTTTTTACAAGTTCAGGGTATAGATCTATAATTTGTTCTACTTTGTATACTAAATCTCCATATCTTTCTTCTAAGTCCATGTAATATTCTTTTAATCTTGCCATATTTAATCCTGCCATAATATTTTTTAATTGTTAAAAGGGGTCAACGTTTACGGCTCATGGCTTTTAACCATATTTCATATTCATCTTTTTTTGCACGTTCCCAACCTATATCTTTTCTGTGACACATATTAAAAGCTGCTGCTAATCGCACTCTTTTAAACTCTACGTTTCTGGGATTTTTGTAGTTGTAACGAATTTTGCTACGTTTTACGTACACATAAGTAGACAATTATATTCTCCATAATTAGTTGACATATGCTATAAACTGCTTATGTTAACTATAAGTACATAAAGTACTTTGTTTAATATTATATAGGAAAATAAAAATGGCAACTTTTAAATCTCCACAAGTTGAAGGTCATCAGGTTTTTAAACCTTTTCCAGACGGCAACTTAGGCGTTAGATACGCTAAATTAAATGTAACAGCAGCTGTTAATGCAGCTGACGTATATCAAATGGTAGACGTTTTTGCTGGTGAGACTGTTCACGATGTTAAAATTAAAGCGAGCGATTTAGACGCTGGTACTGCTTTAGTATTTGATGTTGGTGATGACGGTGATGTTGACAGATTCATAGATGGTTCTACTGTTGGCCAAGCTGGCGGAACAGACCATGAAGATGCTAACGGTGCACCTCAAGCTTATACTGCTGATAATACAGTTGATATTCTTTGCACAGTAGCTCCAGGTACTGATGTTGCAACAGGCACATTAGAAATGTGGGTTTACGTATCATAAGGTTTTCTCTCCTCCCATGAGAAACTAAACCCGTTATGAAAATAGCGGGTTTTTTTATGGGTAAAAATAATTAAATACGATTAATTAATATGTCAGATATTAATAAAAGAGCGGGTAAACAGCCTAAAGTTAGGCATAAAATAGTTACGAGTTTTGCGGTTTCGATCACGATGGTCCTTGAAATTGAAAGTTAATAAAAAGCAAAAGCATTATATAATATTCATATAACTTATTAAATAGCATA